TAATACGGCTAATTTATTTAGTAAAGCTAAAGGACAGTATTTAAGTGATTTAGATTTAAGCGAATACGACCACCCACTAACTAAAGAGGCAATAGAACAAAGTTGGGATTATCAAATATTAGAGAATGGCATCCCCGTTCCTTTTGAGTTGGGTAAAGGTTATGTTTATCCGTTAATTGATTACGGTTATACGAGTGACCAAATTACTTATAATGTAGAGCATTTATCCCCAGCGATTTATGCTAAAGAATATTGGGATAAGATTTTTGAGGCTCACGGATTTACCTATGCAAGTGCCTTTATAGATAGCGAAAGATTTAAAAGGGAAATTATACCAAGCGACCCAAGTATTTACGCTATGACGGCAGACGAGATAACCGCCCGACAATTTAGCGTTAACACCCCTATTTTTTTAGATACTGGCACGACTCAAAGTTTAGCGATTCCAGAAGACACGGACGCAACTAATGAGGTTATAGTAATGACAAATGACGTAGACGACCCAAGCGGTATTTATAACAATACAACGGGAGAATATACAGTTAATTTTAATGGTCAATACAATCTTAATACAATAGTAGATATAGACGCTACGTTTGTACCTAACGACTTATTAGCTAATTTAACGGTTAGTTCAGAGATTAGAGGATATTTGAAAATAATAAAGAACGGAACAACTACTCTAGATATGATAGACTTTTATTTAAGTCCGTTTGGTTTAGCGGTTGGGTCACGTAATACAATCACACCCCCGACAAGTGGAATTGCTACACATAGGCAAACGGCAAGTGGTGGTCTTGGTGGATTATCTGCGGGGCGTACTCAATCCCCAATTAATAGATATAATCTAAACATTAACAATGTTAACTTATTAGCTGGTGACGTTTTAACAATAGAATTCGCTGGAATTTATAAAGCGTTTGGCGCTATGTTTCAAAATTCAATTGGGGTTAATTATGACGGTACTTGCTACCTTAATATCTCGGTGGGTGGGTTTAGTAATATATCGGTTAACTCTACGGTAGGTTATGGAACAACTTTTGATTTAAACAAAGCTATTCCCGACAAGTATTTGCAAACGGATTTCTTAAAGGATATAATTAAAAAGTATAACTTACAAGTACAACCCGACCCACTTAATACGAGTAACTTTATAATAGAGCCTTACAACGATTATTACCAAACTACAACGGTAAATGATTGGAGCGAAAAACACGCAATAAATAAACCCTTTACAATTACCCCTACGGGTAAACTTAAAAACCTTGTTTATTCATTCAGCTATAAAGAGGATAAGGATTATTATAACTCTACTTATTTGGAGCAATGGCAAAAGGTTTACGGTAATAGAGAAGTGACCGCCGTTAATGATTTTTTAAAAGGGGAATATAAAACAGAGTTAACTTTAAGTCCGACCCCAATAGTCGGAGAGCCTAACGGGGAAATAGTTATCCCTAGAATTATAAAACTAGATGACCAAGACCAACCAATCCCGACAAAGTTTAATAGACGTATGTTGTATTATGGTGGTTTAAAAGGAAACCCATCGGGAGGTAATTTATTAAACCCTTGGAAATTAGACTGGAGCACGGCAACAATTCCACAGAATAATTACGAGTACCCATATTGCGGTCATTTTGATGACCCGTTTAACCCTACTTATGACACTAATTTTGGTCTAGTTAAGGAGGTTTATTATGACGACAATATAGCACCTATAAACGTAACAAACAACAACCTTTATAATATCTACTACAAAGATATGATTAACGGAATATTAGACCCAAGCGGTAAAGTTTTTGAAGGTTACTTTCATTTGCAACCTATAGATATTTACACTTTGTCTTTTAGAGATTTGTTTTACCACAATAACGCATATTGGCGACTAATGAAAATTAGTAACTATAACCCAAGCGATAACAGTTTAGTTAAGTGCGAGTTTCAAAAGGAAATTAAGTTAACTGGGTTTATTCCTACAACTATTCCCGTATTAGGAGATGACACGCCTTTTCTACCATTTGACCCAAGCACGGGAACGAATGAAGAGGAGCAAACACCAGTTAAAAACAAATCACAATTTAACCAAAAAGACGGGAATAGTTTTAATAATCTTACAACTAAGGTTAGCGGGTCGGACAACTATATAAATAGAACGGCTAAAGATGTTGAAATATTAGGGGATAACAATAGAATAAGCGCAAATACTAAAAATATAAGGTTAGTAAATAGTGATAACAATTTAATTGGTGCGGGTGTTGAAAATGTAACCTTAATAAATAGTGACGGTTTGGAGATATTCGAATCAAATGTAACTTATATTAATGGTTTAATAACAGAGGGAACAGACCACCATAGTGGATTTAAAACAATTAATTCGGGGCAAACCGTAACAATAAAAGAAAATAAACAGATGACAAACTGGAACAAGTTAACCAATAATGGGACTTTAGATATTAACGGAGATTTAATTTTAAGATAATATGGCACTTTTAGACATGGGAACGGCTGACGGTTCAGCAATAGGAAACCCAACAATAGGAAACTATTTTATATTTTTAGATAGTAATAATAATGATTTATTAACTACAAGAGACGAAAACGGAATTGACACTCTTTACGAGTCGGGAGGTCTTAACAATAGAGTAATAGTAACACAATCAAATTACAATACTACTTTAGGCGGTACAATAGACAGCACGAAAGAATATTTTTTGGATGGTGTGATTGATATGGGAGCGTTTCAAATAACTGTTCCAAGTGGAGGCATAAACATTAAAGGTTTCGATTTTAACGTAAGCGGTCTAACTTCTAGCGAAAACACTTATACAATGTTTACGGGTGCAACCTCTGGGGATGTTTTATTGTTTGATTTTAAAATCGAGGTAACGGGTACAAGTTCGCAAGTTTTCGACTTGACCAATTCAAGCGGATTTAACGCCTTTGAAATTTCGAGAATAAACTTTAATGGGTGTACATCTTTAGGAGAATTAAATGGATATAGACAAGGATTAGAAACGGGAACGGGTCGATTTGGTGGTACTCCTAACTTAATTTTGTCGGGTACTTGGTTAGGTGGTTATTTTATAGACACGTCAATAGTGAGAAGTTTAACGGCTGGGGCGTATTCCATTTATGAAGCTGGAACGGCTTTTTTAATGAATAGTAGATTTAGAAGCAACCAAAATATAGACCTACCTAGTACGGCTAGTTTTATTGATTTTGGAAAGACTAATTTTGCAAACCCAAACACTTTACAATTAGACGACTGTATAGTTTCAAGGAATGGAGTTTTTGACGCAACAGACCCCGCAATAGTTCCAAACATAGATAGAGCAGACGTTGAGAGCTATTTCAAAGGCAATACTGGTATATTAAACACCTATGTAGGCGGTAAAGTATTTGTTAACTCTACTTCTACAACGGTTGTGAGTTCTGGCTCGACCTTTTACACATTGAATGGGATTTGGAGTTCTGAAAGTTTACAACACTTTGATAACCCGTCGGGCGGTCAACTTAGGCACTTAGGAGTTAACCCTATTGAATTTAACTTAATTTCTGACTTAGTACTTGATTCAGACCCAAACAACGTTTTAGAGGTTCGTTTTAGAAAGTTTGAAGCTTCAACTTCAACTTTTCAAAACTTTGGAAACCAAGTGAGACAAGTTAATTCTTTAGTTGGTGGGCGTGATGTTGCCTTTTTTACAATTTTGCAATCTATAACGTTAAATCAAAACGATTATATTTTTATGCAAGTAGCAAACAACAACGGGAATAACAATATAACTGCTGAAATTGACTCTTTCATGAGAATAGAAGCAAGATAAAAATATAAGATATGGCACAAGAGGCAACGATTAAAATAAACTTAGACGCAGACGGCGCAGAGAAAACCTTAAAAGATGTAAAGAGTGAGTTTAGCGATTTAGCGAATACCTTAGATGAGTTCGGAGAAAAAGGCGGTGCGGGTATAAAAGCGATACTAAACGGGGTCGAACCTTTAACGGGTCAACTTGGGAAGTTAAAGGACGCTATGACTTTACTAGACCCAGAAAGCGGGGAATTTCAAGAATTAGCGGTTAAAGCGTCAGAGTTAGAAAAAAAGATTAAAAACGTAGATAGTGCGGTTAGTGCTTTAAGTTCAGAATCTAAACAACTAGACGGCTTAATAGGTGCGGGTGAGGCGATAGGCGGTGCGTTTCAAGCGTCACAAGGTGCTATGGCTTTATTCGGTAGTGAATCGGAAGAGGTGCAAAAAGCTATTCAAAACGTTATTGCAGTACAAGGGATAATGAACGGGGTAATGGTAGTTCGTAACGCCTTAGACAAAGAAGCAATCGCTGGTATGTATTTACGTATGGCGGTTACTAAAGTTGTGACGGCGGGACAATGGCTACTTAATCTAGCTATGAACGCCAACCCAATAGGATTAATTATACTTGGTATTACCGCTTTAATTGCTGGTATTATATTAGCAGTAAAATATATAGACGTAATAATTGAAT